GGCGTCCCGCCGCACATGATCGGCGAGACAAGCGCCAGCACCTCCTGGGGCAGCGGCATCGAATCCATGTCGCGCGGCTTCGTCACCTACACCCTGCAGCCTCATCTGGTGCGCATCGAGCAGGAACTCAACCGCAAGCTATTCCCGCGCGACGTTGGCAAGTTCGTCCAGTTCGACCGCGACGCCCTGATCGAAGGCGACAGCGCAGCCCAGGCAGCATACAACCGCGCAGCATTGGGCGGCCCTGGCGCGGGTCAGGGATGGATGACGGTTGACGAAGTACGCAAGAGCAAGGGGCTTGCCCCGCTGGGCGGCGCCGCTGCCGAGATATTCGACCCGCGCAGCATTGCGCAACCAGATGGAGCCGCACAATGAAGCAGATCATCCAGCTATACCGCGACAACCAGGACAGCCCGCGCCGCCCCGCCAATCTGGTGCGCAATGAGGGCGAGGCCAAGCTCTATATCTACGACGTGATCGACCGCTACTGGGGCGTTTCCGCCCTGAGCGTGATCGACGCCGTGGCGCAGGCGTCCGGATCTGATATTCTGCACGTCTACATCAACTCCCCTGGCGGCGACGTGTTCGAGGGGCGCGCAATCATGGCCGCCCTGCAGCGGTTCCCCGGCAAGACAATCGCCCACATCGACAGCCTGTGCGCCTCTGCCGCGACCAGCATCGCGCTGGCCTGCAACGAGGTCGAGATTTCGGAAGGCGCATTTTTCATGATCCATAACGCAAGCGGCATGGCGTGGGGAGACAAGACAGACCTGCGCGAAACCGCCGACCTGCTGGAAAAGGTCGAGGGTTCGATCATCGCCGACTACACCGCGAAGACCGGCAAGGACGCTGCTGAAGTCGTCGCAATGATGGACGCTGAAACCTGGTTCAACGCAGAAGAGTCCGTGGCGCATGGATTCGTCGACCGCATCGCCGGCAGCCAGGCCGCACAGAACACCTGGAACCTCGCAGCCTTTTCCAAGGCGCCCAAGGCCTTGCTCGAACCTGAACAGAAACAAGACCCGGAACAGCCCGCCTCGGTGGGCTTTTTCATGTCGGTCGCCAACGCCAACCGACTCAAGATCGCAACTGTTTCATAGCGCTTCTCGCGCGAAACCGCCGGGGGTCGGATACCCCCAATTCAAGGGGCTTCGGCCCCGTTTTTTTGGAGTCAAAAATGCAAAACATCCAAGCCATGCGCGAGAAGATTGCCAACCTCGCAAAATCCGCCAACCACCTGATCAACGAAAAGGGCGACCAGACCTGGACCGCCGAAGAGCAGGCCAAGTTCGACGGCTACACCGCCGAAATCGAACAGATCAAGAACCAGATCAAGAGCGCAGAGAAGCTGCGCGAACTCGAAGCCGACCAGTTCTTCAATGCTGCCCCGGAGAAGAAGGACGAAGGCGTCACCATCGACGCGCTGGCCGCTGTTGCCCTGTACATGCGCCACGGCAACAACGTGTCCGCCGAGCAGGCCGTCGCCATTCGCAACGCCATGTCCACCACCACCGCAGCAGAAGGCGGCTACACCGTGCCGAGTGAGATCGCCGCAATGGTGATCGACAAACTCAAAGCCTACGGCGGCATGCGCGAAGTCGCCGAGATCATCTCGACAGACTCCGGCAACGCGCTGAACTTCCCGACCTCGGACGGCACCGCTGAAGTCGGCGAGATCGTCGGCGAGAACGCCGCCGCCGCGCTGGGCGAAATGACCTTCGGCACCATCCCGCTCAACGTGTTCAAGTACAGCTCGAAGAAAATCGCGCTGCCGGTCGAGTTGATCCAGGACTCCGCCATCGATGTGATCGCGTTCGTGGTCGACCGCCTGGCCGCTCGCATCGCGCGGATTCAGAACACGCACTTTACCGTGGGCGCTGGCACGACCCTGCCTGATGGCATCATGCTGAAAGCCGCAACCGGCGTTACCGGCGCAACCGGCACCACGCTTACCGTCACCTATGACAGCCTGGTCGACCTCAAGCATTCGGTCAACCGCGCCTACCGCTCCAACGCCAAGTACATGATGAACGACCTGTCGGTCGCCATCGTGTCCAAGCTGAAGGACACCACCGGCCGCCCGATTTGGGTGCCGTCGGTTGATGTCGGTGCACCCGACACGCTGCTTGGCCATGCCGTGCAGACCAACGACGACGTGGCTGTTATGGCTGCAAACGCAAAATCCATCGCGTTCGGCGACCTGTCCAAGTACATCATCCGCGACGTGGCAAACAGCACCAGTCTGCGCCGCTTCGATGACTCGGCATTTGCCCTGCTGGGCCAGGTCGGCTTCTGTGGCTGGACGCGCAGCGGCGGCAACTTGGTCGACACGGCGGCGGTTCGCGTCTACGTCAATAGTGCCACGTAGTGAGTTAATTGTGGTATACTCTCACAATGAGTATATACACAAAGACCACTAAAAAAGCCAAAAACTGCGCTCAGTGCGGGCAAGAATTCATAGCCTTTTCTGAGCGCAGCCTGTGTTGTTCGAAGCCGTGTTTCGACAAATTCACAAGCGAGACAAGGAAGGAAAAAAGACGATTAGATTTTTCCCCATTGCCTGATAAGCCGTGCAGGCAATGTGGAAAGATTTACACACCAAAAACAAAAGCATCAAACTTCTGTTCTGATACATGCAGGCAACGGGCCAAGTATCTGGCAAACAGAAGCCCTGAAATAATCACAGGGAAAAAAATGGCTCTCAGGGGCCGAAAGCAAAGCGAGGAACACGTAGCAAAAAGGGCCGCATCATTGGCCGCTTCGCTAAGTTCTACTAAACGGAAATGCGTAAAGTGTGATGAGGAATTCACTCCAACGCTAGCCGCTCAAAAGTATTGCTCTGGCAGATGCTGGCAAGCAGTAGATAGAAAGAAAAGACCAAATAGAAACAGAGTTAGCATTCCGGCTTCGCAATATTCAGACTTGATGCTCGCCCAGGATGGCAAGTGTGCGATTTGCAAGTGCGACAGCGGAACCAACAATCGAGGCGATAGGCTGGCTGTAGATCACTGCCATAGCACCGGCAAGATACGCGGTCTTCTGTGCCACAAATGCAATACCGCGATCGGATTGCTAAAAGACAGTAAAGAGAATTTGTTGGAAGCAATACGCTATCTAACGAAAGTCTAACTAAGTTCGTCAACCCAAAAATCCCGGCTCATAAGGCCGGGGTTTTTCATTGGATGAACCGTTCATCAAGGAACAAGCATGGCAAAGAAAGAAAGTAAGCCCGCAACGATGGAAGCCCTTGTGCTGCGCGACTGTGGATTCGGCAAGGTGGGCGAAGTAGTCACGCTGCCGCTGGCCGATATTGAAGCCGGCGCCGAACACGGAATGCTCGACCCGCACCCTGCCGCTGTGGCAGCCGGCAAAGGCTAAGACATGCCTGCGGTTATCATCACCGCCCCCGCCGTCGAGCCGGTCACGCTCGCCGAGGCCAAGGCGCACCTGTACGTCACGCACAGCGACGACGACGCGCTGATCGGCGCCTACATCGCCGCCGCGCGCGAGGATGCCGAGCACCGCCTTCAGCGCGCGCTGGTGAATCAGACATGGGAACTGGCGCTCGACGCCTTCCCCAACGTGATCGAACTGCCACTGGCCCCGCTGGTTTCCATCACGTCGATCAAGTACCTCGACGCCGCCGGGGTGGAACAGACGCTCGACGCCGCCACCCACTACGTCGACACCGACACCGAGCCGGGCGAAGTGGTGCCGAAGTACGGCGAGTCCTGGCCCACCACCTACCCCGAGCGCAACGCCGTGCGCGTGCGCTACGTCGCCGGCTACGGCGCAGACGGCAGCTTCGTCCCGGAGTCGATCAAGGCCTGGATCAAGCTGCGCGTCGGCGCCCTGTACGAAAACCGCGAATCCGCAGTATCAGGACAACCCATCCAGGCCGCGCCGCGCGACTTCGCCGACGCCCTGCTCGACCGCCATAAAGTCTACTCGTAAGGAGCAATCATGCCAGCAATCACCGCCACCACCCTCACCGGCCTCGGCCAGCGCGCCGTCACCGAAACCACGCTCAACGGCACCGACT